ATATATGATGATGCAGATCCATACCTAACTTCTGCAAAGAATCATATCAATGGTTCTTATGAATTGTATTTGGGAACACCTGGTCGTCAGGGTGAAGTACAAAAGAAAGTAAATGGTACAACTCATACATCTTTATTGTATAACAACTCACATTACGCAGAGAAAAAAGCAAGAGATCAATATAGAAAAGACAATCCTGATGCTACCGATGCAGAAATTACAGCAGCAGTTGAGTCATATAGACTAAAACAGACTAATAATAAAGGTGATATTGGATCAACAGTAGCAGATCATATATCATGGGCAGGTGTATTAACACAAGAAGTTCATGGTGATGATTGTAAATTAGTAAATGGATCTTACGCAAGAACTATTGATGGTGATTATCATCTTAAGATAACTGGCAACTGTCATTTAGAAGTAGGAGGAGGATTCTTCTTAAGTGCTGAGGGATATGATTCAACTACAAACACAACACAGAAACATGCAATTAAATTTGGATCTGATGTTGATATGAATATTGTAGGTGCTGCATTAGAAATGCATAGTTCTGAGTTTAGATTAAATTCTACTGTATCTAAGATAACTGGAATACAATATGAAAACTCATATCAACAGCAATCAAATAGTGGATTAGAACTAACTTTTAATGCAGAAAGTTCTATTCAAATAGTCACTCCACATATATTAGAACTAATTAATACAGAGAAACCAACAAGTAATAAGCAACTCGTTGGTAAGAGAACTATAGTTAATGGTGGTGTAGAGATTCTGATGAAACCAACTAAGGCATCTGATTACTATGTTTCTCTAACTAACACCAAGGCATCATATAAACAGATCATACCAGACTCATATACTATCAAGAGAGGTAGTGCCACTCTATCAAGTGTCTAATACCACTTGACGAAAGTTCATAAATATCTTATACTGAAAGTAACTACAGATTTATCATGGACAGAGATCTTGAGCCATATTTGGCACACATTTTTATTAACTTCTCAAAACGTTCTATTAAGTTAATGGACGCTGAGGGATATGAACAAGATGTGACTTTTAAATTTGATGAAGAAGGTGCTGAGGGTTTCGCTGAAAGTGTTAACAGGATTAGTAATGATCCTTTCTTAGATTCTGATAAGGTTACTTATTGTTTCGCAACAGCATGACAGACATTCAAGACATTACAGCAGAAGAAGCAGTAGCAAACTTGCCTTTTTTGCTGTCATTAACAGAGAGAAACAGAACTGTTTGGAGAATTAAAAGTCCTAATGGTTCAGTTGCTCTACTATCACCAGTAATTCAATCAGGTCCTCCTGTAGATAAAGAGGTGATCAATCAAGTTGAAGAGTTTCGCAACAAGTTTTTGAAAGATGAAAGTTCCCAACTGGCAACACCACTCGAAGAAAGAACTGAAGAGGCATCTTAAACCTCAGAAACTCCGTCAAGCTAAAAAACGATTAAAACTGTTCATTTCAAAACTACGGAGGAAAAATGGCGAAGGTAATTCAATTCCCTAGTAGGGTACAGACAGCAGAAATGGAGTATGAACTCATACTCTCAGAAGTAGAAGACAGAATAAAATATTATAGTAATGAATTGGATAAAGCAGGTAAATTATACAACCTACTTCTCCAGAACAAAGACGATGATGTCTTATAAATAATTCTTGTAACAAAAGGTGTGATTATTCGTGGCAACTAAAAAGATATCACAGTTAGAAACAATTTCAGATGCTAACTTGTCGGGAGAAGCGATTCTCCCTGTTGTGGTATCTGATCCATTGATTCCTAACAGAAAAGCAAAAGTAAATCAGTTATTTAAAGGTCTTGCACAAGGTACAAAAGATTCACCTGGTCTAGCCTTTGACTTAGATAGAGACAGTGGACTATACCAAAATGCCTATGATCAAGTAGGTATTGCATTTGGTGATGGTGGTTTATACATGACTCGTATTGTCAATACTGCAAGTAGTACATCATTATATGTCACTGCTGTAGATGACGTTGCTAATAATGCTGATATTGTTTTTGCACCTAAAGGTACTGGTGCTGTAAAAGTCACAGGACAATTCCTTATTGGAGATCAATCTTTCGTATTGGAAGATGCACAAGGACCTAAAGCAAGATTTGAAGTAAGTAATGTTGGTACTGGTACTAATACCAGAATCATGACACTACCTGCTATTACATCTGGTAATGGTACAACTTTAGTTGGTGCTGATACACAACAAACATTAACTAATAAAACTATTCTTATAGATGAGGATAATCTTGTTATCACGGATAATACTGATGAAGCAATATTTCAACTTAACTGGGCGATAACATCAGGTGCAAGACGTTCATACTTCTTACCTGACGCAGGTACAGTGACTACAACTGCTGAACCTACTGCAACTGCATCTACATTATTAGATACAAAAGCAGAACAGACATCTTTGAATAAAACTCTCGTCAATTTAAAGTTAGCGAAAGACGCTGAATCTGGAACCAGTTGGGCACAGTTCAATACTACTTCTCTAACTGCTAACAGAACTATCACAGTTCCCGATCAAAATATTACGTTGGTTGGTACTGATTCAACACAAATTTTATCTGGTAAAACACTGTTGACTGCTATACTTGCAGATCCGACTGATACTACTAAAAAGATAACATTTAGTATTGCAAATCAAAACACAGTTTCTAACGAAAGTTTTCAGTTTCCCCCTACGAATCAACTAAATAACTCAGGTGCTACGAACACTCTAGTATCTGAACTTGCTACGCAGGATCTTACAAACAAATCTCTTGTTTCACCTGCAATTAAATTTCCAAATAATACTGCAGGTCAGATCACTTTATCGGCAGAGGGTATCACAGGTCCTCGTGTTATTAAGTTCCCTGATGCTAACGCTACTCTGTTATCTACAGAAAACGTTACACTTGATGATGTTACATTTGGTGCAGGTATCGGTGCTAACAACTTAACTGGTTTGACCAGACAACAACAATTCTTTTATTCTGGATTCTAATAAATGGCTAAACAAGGAATTTTAGCAAAATCAAAACCGTCTGGTGCTACGAATACTCTATTGTATTCAGCACCTGTTGATGCATCTGCAAGTACAGTTTTAACTGTAAATGAGCAAGGTGGATCAGGAACTACGTATGATGTTGCTCTTAAAAATTATGATCAAAAGATGACATTGGGTTCATCTAGTTATCTTTTACATGAAGGTGATGCAATCACAGGTTATTTGATGACATTGAACACTGCTCTACCTAAAACTGCAAACTTGACAGGTGGAACGACAATAACTTCTGTTGATGAAGAATCTACTTTTAAGTTTGAGTCATTTTATATTCCCCCATTTACTGAAATAGTTGTAAAGAAACGTGCAGTTCGTGCTGTCACTGTAGAGAGTGTTAGTGGTAATTTTGCTGTAGGTGAAACATTTGTCACAGGATCAGGTGGTAATACAGCAACTGCTACAATTTTTGCAGTAGCACAAGGATCAGGAAGTACAATCGTATCCATAGGTCCTACAACACTTGCAGGATCTGGATCTGAATTTGCTGCAGGTGATAGTATAACTGCATCTGGTGGTGCTACTGGTACAATAGCTACTGGTGGTATTGGTACTGCTAATAACGAATTTACATTCACAGAGTCTGGTGGTACTGAGCAAATGTATCTCGGTGTCACACTTACAGTTTTTACTGACAGAGTATATCGTTTTAACGTAGCAGACTCATCAATGTCAGGCGTTAGTTTTAAAATATCAACAACTGTTAATGGTGAGTATGGTCCTGATGGAGACTTCACCGCAACATCTGATAATGGTACAGAATATACTACAGGTAAGACAACTAATGGAACTGCAGGTTCTAGTGGTGCTTACGTTCAATATGATTTTTCACAAGATGCTAGTTTAACTGGTCAATTATATGTTTATGAGGGAACTACCTCAGGAAACGCAGGTGCAGGTTATGGTGGTTCAGATAGATATCTAACAACTTCTGATGCCTTTACATATACTCAATTATATGTTTATGATATCACAGGTACATGGACAAACTCTACTGATTCATTTTTATTCGGAGGTGTGACATATACCATTACTGCTCAAACTGCAGGTGCATATGGATATATCCGTAGTTATTCGGGTACAACTGCATATGTGGTCAAGGGAGTTAACTCTGCTGATTTCACAACGAGTTCTACTTTCCAAGATTGCCCTAAGTTGGCAGGTGCATCAAGAACTGCAGTGACTGTAAGTAGCATTGACGTTGCTACAACTGCTGTAGAAACACAAGAGTATCTTCGTAAAGATAATACCCTTGCTGCAGATAGTGCAGAGGAAATTAAATCATTGGTAATCGGTCCTGGTGAAAGACTGATTGTTGAATGTGCAGCAGCAGAAGCAAACTTTGTTCTCATTGGATTTGAAGATGCTTCAACTGGATTCACAACAAGAACATATGTAGCAGACGCAGCATCTAGCTCTGCAAGCGGCTAATTTTACTCAATAAATAACTAAAAGGCGATAGTTAAATGTCACTAACGAGACTCAAGAATATTATTACGTCCAGAACTGGACGTATCATATATGTCAACCCAGACGATTTCGATGCATCTGATGCGATTGACAACAGGGGTAACTCTGCATTGCGTCCGTTTAAAAGTTTACAGAGAGCATTTTTAGAAGTAGCAAGATTTTCATATAGAGTTGGTTTAAGTAATGACGAGTTTGATGCTTTTAGTATCATGCTCTACCCTGCTGAGTATGTCGTAGACAATAGACCAGGCGATGTTTTATATACAAACGTTGCACCTATTGATGCAAACTCAAACCTAGACTTAACTTCTCCTAACAATGTTCTCTACAAATATAACTCAGTCGAAGGTGGTATTATTGTACCTAGAGGTTGTTCTGTTGTTGGTACAGACCTCAGAAGAACTAAAATAATTCCAAAATACGTTCCATATCCTACTACATATCCAGCTCAAGGTATTAATACGGAAGCTCAGGTTCCACCAAGAACAGCAATCTTCAAAGTTACTGGTGGTACATATTTCTGGCAGTTCTCATTCTTTGATGGAGCAGAGGAGGGAGTATATTTCAAACCTGATTCAGTCTCAACTTTAGCACCTAAGTTTTCTCATCATAGACTTACATGTTTTGAGTTTGCTGATGGTCTTAATCCTTTATCAACTCTTATTGCAAACGGTACAGTTCCTAACGCTGATTACTCTGCAGTATCAAATATTCTAGCAAGAACTGACTTAGAGATATATTATCAGAAAGTATCTAAAGCATTTGCTACAATACCTGATACATCTGGTGATCCTTCAACTGACCAAATACAGGCAAGGGTTGAGGAAAACAGAATCGTTGGTCCTATATCTGATGAATACAGAGTATTACAGATCACACGTAATGGTCAGACTGCAACAGCAGTCACAGTTGATGAATTTGATGATCCTAGAGATCATGGATTCTCTGTTGGTGTGAACATCAACGTTAGTGGTGTCACTGGTTCGACTGGATCACAGTCTGAAGCAGACGCAGGTTTATATAATGGCTCATTTACTGTCACATCTGCATCTGGAAACGTATTCACCTATCAAATGCAGGGAGAACCAACTGGTAATGCTGTAGGTTCAAACATTGCAGTTAAAACTGAGATTGATACTGTTGACTCTGCATCACCATACGCATTTAACCTATCACTAAGAAGTGTATGGGGTATGAATGGTATGCATGCAAACGGTGCAAAGGCAACTGGTTTCAAATCAATGGTTGTGGCACAGTTTACTGGACTGTCACTACAGAAAGATGATAGAGCATTTGTAAGATATAATGCATCAACTGGAAGCTATGATGTAGCAACTGCAGGAGACGGTGCACACTTAGATGGTTTCGCTGAGTATAGAAAAGGATGGGGACATGAGCATATCAAGTGTTCTAATGACTCATTCATACA